AGCAAGACCTGTTACCGAGGCATACGCAATACAACCAGCTAGTGTGCGTAATGAAAAAGGTGACGCCAATGTTATACAAGATTTACAATCACCAGATAGTTATTCATTTGAAAATGTAGCAAATACACTAGAAGAACTAAACCATGGTCTATATGGTAACAGACTTGTTACGCATGACATATACAATAAAAAGATACAGACATTTGATTATAACTACCATGAAGAATTTGGCAACTATTTTCATACGGAACATGACCAAGGTAATAGAAGTGAACAAAAGTTTATGAAACCTTTGACATTTTTAGAAGAATCAAACAAGACATTATCAGACTTTCCAATGGCAAAACTAATGAATGTGGTAGATACAAAGAAAGTACATAACGATTATGATAGTGTACCACCTGAATTACGATTACCAAATAAGATATCACAAAGAGCACAAATGGCAAACTTTCATTTAGTAATGACAGTACCAGGTCAGACTAGACTTAATTGTGGTAGTATGATAAGTTTTGCATTACCTAATCAAAGACCTATACCTAGTGATTCGCCACAAAACCTAAATCCATATTATAGTGGTAGATATCTAGTATTATCATTAAAACATAAGTTTGATGTGGTATCACAAAAACACACAATGAATTTAAGGTGCGTAAAAGACGCAACAGCAACAGAGTTACCACAAGGATTAGATAACATAACAAATCTAACAGGTAAAGTAGAGGCAATATCCGTATATGATAAAGATGAGAGAGATATTCCGAGTTAAGAGAGTTTCCGACGCTTCCGGCAGCTAGCCTGTTACAGAGGCATATAGAGAAAGGCAATGTAAGATGAGTAAAGACGATATTAAGATATTTACAGGTTCAGGTGTATTAGACCTTACTAAGAGAAAGACAGAGAAACCGACAGACAAACCTCAGTATATAAGTGCTTCTGGTGGTAATGAGAGTATTGTCCACGAGAACTGTGGAACAGACGATTGTTGCGGAGAATGTGAACCGGCAGATGTATCAGAGGCAACCAGAGAGAAACTTAACTAATGTTAGGGCGTGTCTTTTTATTTGTTAATGAGATGAAGTCGCCTATGCGTAAGCGTATATATAAGAGGGACAAGGGTTTAAGTATGGTAGATAAGATAAAGTCAGTCTTGCGTAAAGTTTTCGTAAATGGTACGAATATGCGTAAGGCAAGCGTATTAAAACAAAACAAATATCGAAAAAAATAAAATGATTACAGACAAAAATTTTAGCGGTCGCAACGGTTTTATTTGGTATACTGGCGTTGTAGAAGACAGGCAAGACCCACAATACCTGGGAAGAGTGCGAGTAAGAGCAATAGGCATACACACAGACGACAAACTAATGTTGCCTACCGAGGACTTGCCATGGGCACAATGCGTAATGCCTCTTACAGGTGCAAGTATAAGTGGTCTAGGTAATTCTCCTAGTTTTTTAGTTGAAGGTTCATGGGTGTTTGGTTATTATAGAGATGGCGAGGCAATGCAAGAACCAGTTGTATTAGGTTCTATACCTGGCAGACCTTATGAGCTGGCGACCACATCAAAAGGATTTTACGACCCTAACGGTGTATACCCTAAGTACAAAGACGAAGTAGATACTAACAGATTGGCCGTTAATCTAAAGGAGGATGGTTCGGAGACCAATCCACACCTAAGTTTAACGCTTCGTAGGTCTACAAGAATAACTGGTGTCGCAACGGCAGACTTCAACCCTATTACAGCGGCAGACGGCAGTAGCATAGCTGCGTCAGATGGTGACACATTTGACCAACCAGAAATACCTTACGCAACGGTCTATCCGTACAATAGAGTATTTGAAAGTGAGAGTGGACATATAATAGAATATGATGATACGCCAGACAATGAACGAATACACCAAAGGCATAAGACAGGCACCTCTTACGAGATACATCCTGATGGTACACAAACCGAGATAATTAAAGGTGACCATTATACACTAACCTCAGGCAAAAGGCAAGCAGAAATTCAAGGCAATTGTGATATTAGTATAGATGGCAGACATAAGTTATTTCTTAATAAAAGTGGTACAGAAAATAACCACTACGATATACAGATAGGCGCCAACGCTAATATTAACATACAGGTAGATAAAGGCAATATTAATATGGTAACAGTAGATGGCAATATTAATGTCAATAGTGGTGGTGATTACAATGTAAAAGTAGGTGGCAACTTTGTAATGTCAGTAGATGGTTCAGAGACCAAGAATGTGTCAGGCACAACTACACACAATACGACAGGCGCAGTAGTACATAGAGGCGCAACGATAGACTTAAATCCGTAAATCTCCAGAAAAAGCGCTTAGTGTAGGAACAGGCTGTTTGCTAATCTATAAATGTAATAACTTCCAAGAGCCCTATTCTTACAGACTTTTAGCTTTTTCCAGCTGAGTTCTAAAATTAGGTTTATAATAGAAAATTTTTCCGAGGATATTTTTACTATTCCAGAGTCGAAGCATAAGTATATACAATGGATATGGTAAACTCACTTCTATTACTCTTTTGCCTCTTACTAGTAACATCTTACCGGTAAGTGAGCCATGAATATATGTAAAACCAATACAACCCTTAATCATCTTTACTTTCTTTGTAGATAAACTTTTGACTACAATAACCACACACTACATAGCCATCTTTACCTATCGTATAATAGACTAATGGGTGGTCATTTAATTCACCACTACATTGTACTTGTCTATCTGTTACAATAATCTCTTTACTTGAATACATCTCTATTTGGTTGATAGTAGGTCTCGGGGTCTATCTCATTATAATATAGTAAGTCGGCACCCCAACTTGTTACGCAATACACAAGATATTTTGGATGATATTCTAATACGGTATAGGTTCTTGTTTCTGGATTTACATAGAGCGCTGATGTAAGTAATTCAGGCTCTTCTCGATATGTGTTTTCAGGTCCCTTGACCTTGGCAAACTGTACACTTGACCATAGTAACATCTCACCTTTCTCTGCTATTAATCTAAATGTTTCGTCAAAGTCGGCGCATAATACAGGCTTCTGATTCCATTCTGCTGACCTCGCTATACTTACGATACACACAATGCCAATTATTACAGATACCCATATTGAATATTTTATATACTTCATTTTATTATTCTCCTAATTCATATACTACTATAACATTTTTATCACAGCCTGTCAAGGTTCCTTTGGCCAGATATATAACTAAACCCTATACAACCTTTAATCATATTCTCTTAGTCCTGTTGATATTACTATTCTATTTTTTTCAGTAATACCATTACTAGGTCTATGATACAATTTACTATCCCATATGTACCATGTATTAATTTTAGGTGTAATAACTTTATCATCAAAGACAGTACCTATATCTGTTTTTGTTAGATATAATAAACCTGTGTATTCTTTATTATTACTTACTTGATGATTATGATTAATAGAGTCTACTTCTGAATTATTAAATGTAACAAAAGACCACATATGAGTTATCTCACAATTTAGTTTACATTTATCTAATGCGTTATATAATGATTCTCTTAATTCAGATATAGCATGATGTAGATGTGCATTACTTTGATGTTTAGGGCAACTACAATTAGGGTAACCATAACAACAAGGGTTTTCTTTTGTATAGTTTAATATCTTTGATTTAAAGAGTGAATTGTTAATCTTTGCAAATGTTTTATCGTATATACTAATCATTAATAGGTTCTAACTTATCTTGTAGTTTTTCAGATTCAGTCTTTTTCTTTTCTCTATCAAGTCTTTCTTTTTTATGAAGTCTTGATTGTTTAAGACCTATTGCCAGTATCTTTTCTTCTTCTTCTATTACTTCGTGAAAATATCTCTTTTTCATATATACCATTATACACCATATGTCGCATGATGTCAAGCTCCTTGTTCTTATATATATCGGTGTGCCGTTTCCAGAGGAAGCTCCAGGAACCAACGGACCGACTTTCAGACAATTCTAAATATTATTCATGGACATTACACACGGCGTTATGTTTATCGCCATCTGGTTAGTAATCGGTATAGTTGCAATATATCTAGTTGCAGTATATTCGGAAAATAAACGCAGAGAAAAAGAAGATAAAGAAAAGCATAAGAATAGTCCTATTGACATATTCTGGCGGAATCTTAAATAAAGAAGTTAATTACAAAGGTTGTAGTTTACACAATTAATTAATTGTCTTTCCTGTAAGTTCGAAATACTTTGTTTTCCATTCATTTTTAAATTCGGTCTGGCAGTATTGTCGGATAGGGTCGTTACGATTACTAATAAAGTAATAATTAGAACCTGCTGAAATAATGGTAGTAAGTAACTTTTCGATTGATTTAAACATAAAACTCCTTTTTTAATCACACCAATATTTAAGCGCCGGACTCGGAAAAACTCTTTGTTACTTTGAGAAGGCTATTGTGCGTTTTTTATATATAGTGAAGATACGAACCAATAATATATTTTGATTTATGTATTGGTTTATGTCCTGCGTGTAGATAAGTCCATGTAGGTGGAAACATTAGAAGTTTACCAGTTTGAGGTTGGACTACTGTATCGTATTCTTTAAATGAAGTTTGACCACCAAAGTTATCGTTTAGATATAAAAAGAATACTAAAAATCTTCTAGCGCTGGCATGGTCGCCTACATCTACATGATTTTTAAATTCATCTACATCATTAGGTAAATATCGTTTCATTCTTATTTGTTCAAAACCATAATTATCAGGCCATTGTTTAGGTTGTATATCGCAATCTTCTTTATACTTTGCAATGTACGGTTTTAATCCGTTATACAATGACTTGACCATCATATCCCAATCTTGGTGTTCATTAAGATTTATTTCTGTAAAATGTCTATGGTCTTCTAAATCTGTTTTGATATGCTGGTCTGTATTGATTTCAAACTTATCAATAAGAGTTTTACATAACATCTCAGGTAATACATTATCATATGTTTTTATATATTTTTTCATAATACTATTTATTCAATTGGTCGGAGTGGTAGGATTCGAACCTACGACCCTTGCGTCCCAAACGCAATGCGCTACCAGGCTGCGCTACACTCCGGTATGAATTGGCCTGCTCGACAGGATTCGAACCTGTGACCTACGGTTTAGAAGACCGTTGCTCTAATCCAACTGAGCTACGAGCAGTTTGTCCAATTAAAATTATTAGGCTGCTAGTGACATTAATGAATAAGGTACACGCCATTTACGGCCTGACTCATTAACAACTGCCTTAGCAGGATTTAATCGTTCCACAACACCAATGTGTTTACGACCATTTGGTCTACCAAACGAAACTTTATCGCCCACATTAAAGCCTTCTTTTTTAGAGCCTTTTGCTTTTGCAATAGCAGCTTCAAGTAAAAATAGATGACCTTTATGACTAGGCTCTCTAATCCAATCTAGGATTTCAGGTAAGTTATTAAATTTAAGTTTTGACATAGTATAGTTCTCCTTTTTTATTTTAAGTATAATGGACCAGTCCATTGAATTGGGTAATTACCAGAAAGTACATTACCTCTTGGTTGATTTAGAGCAGGTGCATTGTAACCAGCGGCTTTCAATATATCACCTTTCTTAAAATGTTTAAAATCAGTTTTACAAACAAAAGCAAAAACACCAGTATCTTGTACAATCTTGATGTATTTCTTTCCTTGAGAAACCTTTGTTTTAGAATCCCAATTATCAACTTGTTCTTTACAGTAGCCAGTTAATTCTTTGCCACCAATAGTTGACCATTTTTCATAGTCTAATTTAGCACCAGCCATTAAGTTCTTAATTCCTTCGTCTAGTGTTTTAGCAGTTTGATTTACATTTATCATAG